TCAAGCCCTATGGATATCCAAGATTCAGACCTACCCTTCTGAGGTGCAGCATGAAAATGACTTTAAATATCGAGCCTAAACCTCAAACAAGGCCACGATTCAGCAAGTTTGGAACCTATGAAGACCCAAAAATGAAGGCTTGGCGGCGTCAATGCTCGCAGCTTATCGAACAAGAATATGATGGGCAATTCTTTGACGGCCCGATTATGGTTGATGTCACATTCTACATGAAAGCCCCGCTGAACGTATCAAAAAAGCCCACGCCAAAAGCTCGAGCTAAAACGTGGGACGCGTTCAAGGAATTCATGGATGAAAGGCTTTGGCATGCGAAAAAACCCGATATTGATAATCTTGTCAAAGCACTCTTTGACAGTATCTCAAACGCCGGTTACAACAAGGTTGATAAGAAAGGTATCGTGTGGATGGATGATGGCATTGTTTGCGATTTAAGAGCTCGCAAGAAGTACAGCCCTAATCCACGTATTGAATTTGAAATCAAGGAGCTCGAATGAATAGCAAGTACAAAGACAAGCTGGTCGGCGTATATGCTCCAGGGAATTACGACCACACAAGCGTATTAGGTCAGACACAAGAATTCTCGAGATGGTTTTGGGCTAATCACGAGGATATGGAATTTATCAGCGCTAAGTTGGGTATTAACACCAAGAAACTCAACCGCATTCTAACGCTTGAGCAGTTACCGGATGGAGAATTACTAACGAGGATGATGGAATTATGCAAGTGAAAGAGTATGCCTTATACAAAGGTGAAGAGCTACTGGCGATGGGCACTAAACGTGAAATTGCTGAACAATTAGGCGTGTCAGCTAGCACCGTTGGTTACTATGGCACGCCGGTATATGCTCGCAGAACATCGGATAATGGAAGGAGATTAATCGAGCTATGAAATATAAAGTTATCGTATATTACGACAATATGCCAGACAGTGAGCATATTTTTAGCAACAAGAACGACGCTATCAACGAATTGCATCGTTTGAGAGGTGTTAAATATCGCAATTCTAGGATGTATACAGTGGAGTTGGAAGAGGTGGAAGCATGAACAAATTAAGTAAAATGGCAATTATTGCTGTAAGTGGTTTATTATTTTTAACTGGTTGCTCAGAGGCAAGTAGAGTATCTGAAAATTTATCTCTAGAGTCGGATAACTTTAATGTTGTTCGAAAAGTAACGGTGATTGATGCTATTACAAATGACGTAATGTTCCAAATGAGCGGTAGGATGTCCATCAAGGCTGATACTCATGATAAACAACTTGAAATTGTTGTAGAAAATGGGAAGAACAAATATCAAAAACATATTATCGGTTTGTCAGATAATGTCTCTTATGTAGTAGAAGATGTTGAAGTGCCGAATGTTTCAAAATACAAATATGAGATCAATTACAACCCTAAAATGTGGGTGCCTGCAAAACTTAAAAATGTTGATTAAGGGAGAAAGTAGAATGAACAAAGATGAAGCAGTACAGAAACTATCTAAGGTAGCACGCATTTCGGTAGCTTACGCAGAAGATTTATATGACTCGTTCTTTGAAAAACCAGTCGTACCGCAGTATGTGGCAGATTGGTATGAGGAGAATAAGGATGAATTTTACTTAAACTTGCATAGCTTAGCTTGGGATATGTTCGAAAGTTTGGACGAAAATGACTGTGTACCTGAAAAAGCATTAGATGACGATTTCACACGTTGGTATCGCAAAAACAAAAACGCTTTCCAAATCCTCGTCAACATGCACCAGTTTGGTTATGAGGTCGAGGAAGAGCCTAGATATATGGTTCGAGTTAAAGGAATTAGTGGAAATAATAGCTATTTGAACCAAGAAGACGGTGAAGATTTCTTATTCGCAGATTCAGAAGAATTTGGAGATTTTCGGGCTAAGTTTACCCGCAAAGAGCTAGAAGAAGCCGACTTCGGCTGGGTGTTTGACTGCCCAGGCGTGGAAGTGAAAGAGGTGGAGTGATGAAAACGATTAAATTTATTTTGATGGTCGTAGCTGTAGTCTATGCTTGGCGCACGCTGTTTGGAGGTGACAGATGAATAACGAAGTGTATGAAGAACTAAAAAAACTCATGAATTGCTTTTCGGATTCGTATATAAACAGACAATTAGAACTCATTTTAATCCCAAAAACAAACACTTACTTCCGCTTGGAAGGTTGCTTAACAAGAGAGGATGTTATTTCAAAGGTTTTAATGTACTGCACTAGAGATATTGCTAGAGCTGCTCCTTACAGGCAAGTAAAAAGGAATATTGACTTCTACGTTCGCAACAAAGAGCGTTTAGAAAAATATTTAGGTGCCAGCGTTAATGTCGATATAATCTACCATTGCTTGGGGAATGGCACCAACGCAAAGTTGACTAAAGAATTTATCAATAGCGGTTTTTCTATGAATCTTTTATTCTCGGAGGTAACGGATGAATAACCTGATCAATAAAATCAACCGCTGGGCAGATAGCCGTGGAATTACATGGTTACTTGAAAGGGAGAGGGAGCTAATGAACAAACGACAACGAAAAAAATTGGTAATGAGAAATGTCTCAAAACTTTATGATATGGCTTTCGAGCGAAATCGCTTTAGGAGAGACGTAGCTATTGTTTGTGGTAGAGGCCCAAGAAATACAAGAGCGCTTACGACAATGGTGGTTAAGAGAACTGTGTGCGAATTCGCCCCATTTGAAGCTGTTGGAATAACATTAGAGGGATATATCGCAGACCGCAAAGTGATACAGGGTCGGGGCTCATGAGCGTGAGATACAAATATTCCGGACTGACACCAGAGTTATATCAGCGGTTAGTCAGTGAGCATGAAGCACTTAGGAAAGCACACAAAAAAGGCTCTTATAAGCAGTTTTTCCAAGATGTCAAGCAATGCGACGAACTGCAAGCTCGCATCATTTATCAGGCATTTAATAGTGCAGTCGTTGAACGTG